TTGATAATTATAATTCATTAAGTTATGCTACAAAAGTTAAATTAAATAGTTTTGACAATTTGGAATGGATTAGAGAGATTCATTTTTATACTAAAGTGATGATTGAACAACTTACTTTGGACACTGATGCTGCGAGAGCTTATATTGGTTTACCTGGAGTTGAGAAGATTGTTGTTCCTTTTGATAACTCTGAAGAATGCAAAAACCGTATTCTTTCAATTTTTCGAAGATACCAAATGGTCAGAAGTGAACGTGAATTTTGTTTTGCTTCATCTCTTCCTGTTGCTGTGGCTTTACGTCAGTTTTTACAACCAACTTCAGATCACATATTAGATTTTATTACACTTGCGTATATTTATGGATCTATTGCTACTTGTAGTGGACAACCTCAAGATTATGAACCTGATGATCGAACTAAGCTTACGAAACGAATGATTGATATGGAAATTGGTCAATACCATCAATATGTTAGTAGACCAATTGAAAAAGATATTAGGCAAGATGTTTATGTGGAAGTCGATCGAATGGTTGGTGATTATTTGAGACGTTGTGAAATTTGGGGTCAACTCCCATCAGTAGCTGGAGCGAGGTATTGGATTTTAAATAACATTCGCTCTAATGGTTTTTCAGATGGTATTATAGATCAATTTAAACTCATTACACAAAAATCTGATGAATTTGAAGGTCATATGGGAGGTGGTAGTTCTCCTGGTAATCCGGTAACTGTTTCACTTAATAAACTTGTTAATTCTCAAAAAATTGATGATATTCGGCGGCAAGTTGTTGCGCACTTTGGAGTGTCTTATAGTGTGCATAGACGACATATAGAGCCCATTTTTGATCGGTATGTGCTTGATGAAGAATTAGAAATAACTTATTTGCGAGCAATTGATTATATAATGTCACGTTTTACTCCCACGCAATTATTAACTTTAGCCTATATTGATGATTTTAATGAAGATTCAAAGGAATTTAATGGTCATATGTTTAGTCCAACTGCTTGGTTAGATCATGTTGCAGATAGAAAAGATGTTCAAGAAACATTGGAAAATGTTAATGTTGCCACTTCTGACATATCTATGGC